GGTCAGGAGCGCCAAAATTGCCAAGGGCCTGCCAAGGAGCTGCATTGGTCAGGCCATTGGGGCTTCGGGTGGTCAGTGATTGCATAGGTCAGTCCTCAAGGTGAAATTTGCGCGGATTACTCTATCGTAATCCGCGCAAATAATTGCATCAAGTCATCCAAACTGGTTAGGCGGCATTGCTACCATACAGACCGCGAGGATTGACCCAGATAAACGTATAGCGTTCATACGCGCCAACCTTGAAGTTGCGGGTGTCAGCATCATTATCTTCCCAGATGCTGAGAGCTTCACGCTCCTGGTGGATCAGCCCTTCCGCCGCATTGGTGGTGATGAACCACGGGCCAGTGCCAGTGAGGTATGGGTTGCTGACAATACCGCCACGTAACAGCCCCTGGGTGTTGATTGGGTTGATGTCGTTGTTATTGCTGCCGACCTGCTTCGGAGTCCCGAGGATGCGTTCAGCGTTGAAGTAGTTGTTCGGATGAACAACCAGTTTATCCCCCATCAGCGGCTCGATGTATCCACGGTCATTCTTGGCCTGCATCATGAGGATCAGCATGTCCTCAATGGCCGCCTGTGACAACTGCGAGTCCACAGACAGCTTATTAGCCCAAGTGCCAGAAGAGAAGTTCGGGTGGGCGGTGTTCAGCAAGCTCACACCATCACCGCCCTTGTAATTGGCATTGAACGCGCGATTGAAGATGTTGGTCGCATTAATGTTTTTGGTCTCTGCGAATGCGCGACGCAGGGCCTCGACACGGCCTTTGGTCAGCTTCACATAGAGGTTATCCTGCAGTTCCTCATAAGTGACAATAATGCCCAGGCCAAATGCCACGTTAGTGCCGCGAACCACAAAGCCTTGCTGCATCCCGTCGAAAGAGATTGGGGCGCCTTCTGGCTTGACAGTCGCCAGACCAAGGCCGACAGACTGCACATATTCTTCATAGTTCTTGGTACTGGTTTCCTTCTTGAACAGCAGCGGAGCATACTGAGGCGTGCTGGCCGCGGCGCTGTCCCACCAGGCTTTTACGCCTTCCCAGAGTGCCTTCGGGTAGCTACCCGTATTGATAATTCCAGCCATTTTAATTTCCTTTTAATGGATTGAGAAGCAAACGCGAGCTGAGAGGCGATTACACGCCAGCAACAGCACCACGCAGTTCATGCATGTTGAACACAACATTCCAGACAGCATATGCGCCAAAGGCGTTATTAGGCTTCTGGGTCAGGCCAACCAGTTTCAAGTTCAGCGTACTGGTAGTAGCTACACTGGCGGTGTTCAGCACACTTGCGGAGTTCTGCTGAGGCGCCGTAGGATTCACCACAGTAAAGCTGGCGTTCTTGTTGGCACTGGTGGCGGTGAGTACGTTCAAACCATCATCTTGGAGTTCAAACATGATGGAGGGGTCATCAGCCACCAGCACATAGTAGTCGCGGGCTTTTGCGACTGGAATGTTCTGCGTAGCCAAGTCTAAGGTCGTACCCACCAGACTCTGACCATTCGGAGTCGATGCCAGTACTCCGACAATAACACCGCGAACAGTGTCAGTGCCGAGCGCCTTCGTCACCTGCGGGATACCGTTTGCGTCAGCTCCTGCCGCAGATTTAACAGGGTCACCGACGTTGTACTGATTCGTATTGTCAGTGGCCGGAATGTAGTACATATTCGCAGCGCCATTCCACGACGAACCGTCGAGGTAACGGGACGGGACAAAGCCGCGAGGACTGTTTACGTTTGCCATTTAAGAATCTCCTGAAGTGTAATTGGTAGAGCCTACTGGTCGTCGCCGACCTGCTGCTCGTAGTGAGGATTGATGGAGGTACTGATGCCCTTCGGAGTATAACGCCCCATTCCAGGAGCTTTATGCCCACGGAGGATATCAGCTTCCCATGCATCTGCTTGCGCGTGCCGAGAGGTCTCCCGAAGTTCCCAAAGATCGTCCGGGCATTTCAGCAGATACGCCCGCATCGGACTGCCATCAGCACGTTTACCCACATAGCGACTCAGCCGATTAGAAAGGTCACTGTCGGCCACAATCCCCAGGGACGCCATGCCAACTTCACCAGGCTCCACAAAGCTGAATCCCTGGTACAAGTGGGTTTCCAGCGAACCTTCGTCGTCATTGACCCAGAACAAGTGATGACCTGCTACCGAGCCATTGACTGCGAGTTTGAGTTGGGGGCCACCAAAGTTTCCAGCACGCTCACGGGCAGCCTGCACACGCGCTGCATCCCGCGTTGCGGCACTTTCTACTCCAGCTCCCCTTTGCACTGTCCCTGTTACTTCTGCCATGTGAATCTCCTGCTTATGTTATGTGGATGCAGGCGCTGCCTGCGGTAACTATTGCTTGCGCTTGCGCGACTTACTTGTTCCGTGCCCAGTAACTTTGGAGAAACTTCTCCTTGGTCATCCAGCCTTCTTTGACGAATTGCTTCATCAATTTCAGGTCTGCAAGGGGCAGATCACGCTCTGTCTTACCATTGCTGGAGCTGGAGGCATTTGCAGTGCCTTCAACTGTGTGGGGATTGGGAGCTGCCTTTTGGGCGAAGCGCCTGGGGAACTCCTCAGCCATTCTTGCTGAAATCATGTCTAAAAACTTACGACCTTTAGCTGTTTCGCCATTTTTCACCATGTCGTCGCCAAGTGCAATAGCATAGGCGCGCAGGGTTGGCTCATCCTCAAACCACTGATTTCCATCTGCAATCCATTCAGTGAGGACAGGACTGGGCGTGGGAGCCGTGGGAGCAGCCGGAGCAGTCGCTGGGATCGTCTTAGCTTCCTGCTGCTGTGCCTTGAGGGCATCAATCCGGTCTTCCAGCTGCACCACAAGATCATCGTCCCCTTCTCGGACTGCCTGTGACCGTTGCACACGCATTGCAGCAATGGTGGCCTTGATCTCTGCGTCCTTCGCAGCGAGCGCCTCTTCATGAAACTTGACAAACGCTGCCTTTGTGCCTTCAAAAGAAGCGAGCTGGGCCTTTAGGGCTGCAATATCTGCTTGCAGAGTCTTGACAAACCGTTCCCCACGCTCATTGAAGGTCTTTGCATCTACCCAACTGCTGGGATCGCCCTTGTACTTGTCCTTGGGCACCCAGCCTTTGCGAGAGGCTTCGGCGATCTCAGCCGCTTCAGCAGGATCGGGGATACTAGCAGCAGCATCACCGCCTTCGGCTTCTCCCTCCCCCAGTTCCTTCTGTGCAATAAGACCTTCCAGCTCCGCTTCAATGCTTGCTGCATCTGGCGCACTTGCTACGTTTTGTTCACCTGGCATGATTGTATCCTTCTATTCAGTATAATTTAAGTTTCTTGTGTGGATTACTCTGGTGTAACCCGCGTGAGAAACTCCTTGCTACAGCCCAGTCAGTTCCTTCGGCCAATTCACTCTGGAGATTATATCCAAATCACTCACAAAGCGATATTCCAGGCCATCCAGCTCACTCTTGTGGAACTTTCCAACATACTGCCCAATGAGCACCACGTCTCCCACCTGGGCAAAGTCCGTACTCTTATCACTCCAGGCATCAGGTCCAATTTCTACCACCCTTGCCAGAACCGCAGTCGCTTTATTCTCATCGACAGTTTTTCTCGACAGGATAAGGCCACTTGCTGTAACCTCTTCTGCCTGCGGGCCAAGGAGAAGCACACGGTGGCCAGTCGCACTGAAGCCTGACGTATTGCCTTCCGCAGGGCCCTTCGCCGCGCGCCATCCTGGGGTGTAGGCCGCTGGCCTCTCTGGGGGTGCCACCTTCGCCCCGAGCAGTTCCGCATAGTTCGCATTTGTTTTCATTCTCCAATCCCTCCCTGAAATAACTTCATTGCCTCAAATTGATCCAGTAACTCCTTCAACACCCTCACGCCACCGAGCGCAGTTGCATTGTACTGCATGGAGAGTTCTGGGGTTGCTGCTACAAATTGCTCCGCAGCCCAGGCATCCTTCGCCTCTTCCAGACTGTCCTGGAGTTTCTTCATGAACTCTTGAGTTACTGGATGATGTGCCCATTCATACCTGTCTTGGTCATTCAGTTGCATAGCGTATAACTCCATCGGCTAGTTAAGCGGCTGCTGCTGGTGCCGCAGTTGTTGGTGCTGCTTGCTGCTGTTGCTCTGCTGCCTGCTGCTCTGCTGCCTTTTGCCGCATTTCCATATGCTTCTGCAGAATCCCCAGAGCCTTGGCCATCGAATCATGATGCACCTTCTCAGCTCCGATCTGTGCTTCAATCAGCGCTATCTGATGCCCTGTGTCAACCCCCTGCGCCTCCGACAACTCCTTCGTCGCCTTCGCTTGCAGCTCTGCGATCTTGGCTTCATTGAGTTTCAGTGCCCCTTGCATCTCGGCAATTGCCAACTGCATCTCATCTTGATGCTTCTGTGCCTCGAGCGCCTGCTTCGCTTTCTCCAGTTCCACCTTCGGATTGACTGGCGCAGGCACTGCCTTCGGCCCGTTGGGATCAGGATACACCCCATCCACATTCTCGAAGTCATGCACTTCCAGGAAGTTCACCATAACCTGATACTTGTCGAATCCTGGATGCGTGTCAGCCAGTTGCAACAACATTGCAGCCTTTGCCCGTTGCTGCGTTTGGCTCACTGCCTCTGCCCCTGCTGCTGGATAAATCCTAAACTTATTCGCGTTATAGTCATCCGGGGCCAGCAGGGCATTTTCACTCTCCGTCAGCTCGAAAAACCTCCCAGAAGTCGGCAGGTAAATCCGATTCAACTCATACAGCTTTCTGATCTCCGACGTGAAGCTCCGGTGCATCCGACTGTAAATCCCGCTAAACAGCATCATGCCCTGCTCTACGGTATTGCGGGAGGTCTCAGCGGGAGTATTCTGCCCCGGCGATACCCCTGTCATGATATCCGTGGCTCCAGAAAGTTTCTCACTGTACTGCACAAGCATCCCCAGAAGCTGGAAGAGCACCGCTGATGGCTCCCGCACGGGCAGTGGGAAGATATTCTGGCGCAGGTCATTGCCACTGGAGTCCACCGGCTTCCATTCAAAGGGGTCAAACGTAGTCTGCCCTCCTTTGAGCTTTACACCCCTGCCCAAGAAACCACCGGCTGTCACTGCCATCGTCCCGGCATCCAACAATTGGTTCACCAGTGTGTTCACACTCTCATTCATCGGCCCCAGCAGTGACCCCAAGCCCAACCCATACACCCCACCATCAGGGCTTGGGATGAACAAGTACCGTGTAAAGTACAGTGTCGGGTCAATCCTCACGATGTGGTTGTCTGCGGCATGCTGAAGTTTGTGCGCCGCCTTCTCCAACCTGCTCTTTTCAAACATATCCTGGGTGTGAAAGCTCGCTTGCTCCAGCTTTGCAACTTCCAGATCATTCACCCTGTGCACATCGCCAGTGTCAGTGTACCTAGCAACAACTCGTAGCACCTGCCCACTCGTGGCATGCACACTGACGATATATGGCTCCTCATACCCATCGCCGTCCAAGTCCAGCCAGCAATGCTGTTCCAGCACGTCATGCATTCCGCTGGGCTCCGCCACAGATCGGTGAATACCCTCAATGGCATCAGCAGACTCTCGCAGGAGGTTTGTTTCCAGGAGCTGCTCTGGGGTTGTACCCTCCAGCTGCAGGAAAATCCCCCTGCGATATCTCTCATGCAGGTCATTCTCACTCATGGGGATGAGGTGCGTGGCCCTGCGCGCCGTGTCAATGTCCTTGCAGAAGTAATCCACAACAAAGTTCGCTGCAGTGACATGCTCGGAAATATTCACCCCTCGCACAG